AATAGGCTCTTTAGGGTTTGATACATTAGCAAAATTGCTAAAATAAAAAAAGCGACTTAGGTCGCTTTTTTTGTAAGTGCATTTAATTTTTCTTGAACTACATCAAAGTTCACAGTACTAAACAACCCAGGATGTAATGGTTTAGGATATTGATTTCCACCTACCCAAGCATACCCGCAATGTTCTTCATTTAATACAGGAGTAAATTCATCAGATATTTCACAGAAGAATGTGTGATATGTAAATGAATGGTTGACAAACTTTTGTATCGGGACTAATTTAGCATCATTTGGGAAATAGCCAATTTCTTCAATACATTCTCTAGTGACACCTTCAAACAATGTTTCACCGTTTTCAATCTTGCCGCCCGGTATACCCCAATTGCCCGGATTCTTAGTATCGGTTCTTAATAGATATAGGTAGCGTTGTGTTTTTACTGAGTAAAAGAATACGCCTGCGGCTGTGTTATTCATACTCAGATATTATAGCACAAACAAGTTTAGATTACAATACTGTAATCGCCCTGATCGTACCATCCTTCATATGATTTCATCCAAGCCCCTTCAGCAGGAACATATCTATATTGGACATTTGTTGCTAAGTTAGTAACATATTCAATACTAGTATCTGCTTGACTATCAAACGCTACAAACCATTCGCTGTCGGCTGCACTGTATTCAACGATGTCATTTGCATTAGCAACTAGGTTACCCCATGCTACTGTAGTATCACCAGCTGAACCAATATTATCTACAAGTAGATATCTACGTCCATTTACTGGTCCAGGTAACCCTGCGTTTGGTCCTGTGACTTGCGGATTAACAACGCCGTCGACAGGATCCAATGTGTTTTGTGGCAGGGTATCTGGGTCGATTGAATAGATGAGCAATCTGTCATCTACTGGATCAGGTACAATTGTACCTACAATGTCTGTATCCATATATGGATTCTGTAACCATATCTGACTAATACCTGGCTTCACTGTACCGTATACGTTTAGTACGCTCGACCAGTATATGTCTGTATTAGGGTTTGCAGGTAAGTTTAAGTTTTGATTGTCGGGATTGAATGCTACATTAGCAGGAAGAATCTGTAATGTATTTCCGATCAACAATATCTTATACCCGTATGGAGTAATCTTTTGGCGAGTACCTAACAATAAATCTTCATCTTGTATATCTGTCAATGCACTACCCTTGAAGATACTTGCAATAATCTTCTGAATAACACCCATCTTCTTCATCTTAGAAGCAGTACTAATCCAGATAGGCATATAAAACTTCCAAGACAATACATCGATTGGATTACCTGTACCTTGTGGTATAGTACGACTACTGAATGTCAAACCATCTTGATACACAACAGAAAGACTTGTCCAGTCAATGAAGTTATCGGTAGATTGAATTTCTAACGACGGATTAAACAATGTACCTAACTGTTCAATCAATTCTAGTTTTTGATTGTAATTAGTAGTCCAAAAGTCAACAGTAATACGCAATGTATATGGTACTGGCATCATACGTTCAATCGTAAATGCTTGTCCCTGTACTTGTTCATATGTTTGTGTTTCAGCGTTATATGCACGTTGACGAACTTGAATCTTATCAATAAATGTTGGGTCTTGAGTTCTACGTTGGTCGTACTCAAGTGCTGTGATATAATATGTAATTAACGGTGCGCTTGGCAAATTACTAGCACTGTTATTAGCAATGATAGTACTTGCTTGACGACTAGAATCACCATACATAACAGGAACACGAACTAAAATATCATTGCCTGCAGGATCTTTTCCTTTAGTCACTTGCCAGTTACTAAAGATTTTTGCAAATTGAATTAAGAATCTGCGTACTTGATTGTCGTAGAAAAATTGTGCCATGTGTTAAATTACCGGTGGTAGTGGATCTGGTGTTAATTGTAAAATACTCGACAACGGTTGACTTTGTGGTACATAAGTTCCATCTGTCAACTTTGTTTGTTGTTCGTTATTTATGAAGCCTGACAACTGTGACGTATCATTTGCTGTAAATCCAGTTTGTGTTCGTACATTTGTAGAAATACGAACCCATAATCTACCATCCCAACGATATAATAGTTGAGGGAAATAGTCAATACGCAAGAAGTAATCACCTACTTGAGGATTTTGCGGAAATGCAATGCCCACGCCAGTTGGTTCACCGTTAGGAGCAGTACCGTCACCATCTAAATAACCAGTAGCATATCCAAATGTTCTTGGACTACTACGTGCGATGTATTGATATGCAGGATCACAGTCTGCTCTAAAGTCCATTTGAGTAGAAACTGTACCAGTAAAGCCCGGTAACGTTGGATCTTGGTCAGCTGTAGCGTATGTATTGTCAGCAGTGCCATATGGTCCTGTAATTGTTCCTAATGATTGAACAGTTAATACTTTTTCACCACTAACTGGTCCTGAATTAGTATCAGTTCGCATTGGTGCAATTGTAGCTGTTTCAATACTGACAGTATTAAATAAACCTAGACCTTCTCCCATGTCAGCAGTCATGTCCCATATGCTTTTTATTGATGCTTTGGGAACACGAATAACCGGACTTGGGTTTTTATATTTAGGATTACGCATGTATGCGACTGTACCGGTAGTGATAGGGCCGCCACCTGTATTTGTGTTTACATTGACAGGTGGCGCAGGCTGGTTGTACTTGCCTGACAATGTGTTGTTCGTACTGAACTCACCGTATGTAGGTACAATATACAACTTGCTTCTGTCGTAACCAGCTTTTGGCACTTGACGTTGTGCTTCTTGTAGCGCCGCATCATTGATAGCAATATTCTTGTTGTATGTAGCAAGAATATCTTTTAGATTCTGATTCTCATCTAGTTTCCAATATGCAGGATCAGGAGGATTCTTTCCTGCAGGAACGTCAGTTATAGATTCGTAATTCTTATCACCGTAACTTATAACATAGCCCGGTGGATAAGTTTTATCTTTGTCCCATGGACCAAGATAGTTATCTTGATTGATAGGCTCTTGCAGTATCTGACTAAATTCTTGACTGTCAACCAGTGGCTCACATTTTATACGCCATAGATGAGGAAACCATGTTTGACTGAAACCTTCACTCGCATAGTTTGCATCAGTGATTTGCATGAAGCGTTTTAACGCAACTGGTATAGTTTCTTTCAATGGATTATAATCAAGTAAATGAGGTAACTCAATAACATCACCAACCATTAACTTACGACCAATCAATTCAATCATGTCGTTATAGTGAACGGTGATGAAAATAATGTCATTGTTTAAGAACAATCCAAACTGACTCAAATCAAAGTCTAAATTTTGTACGTTATAATGACCACGCAAACGATAGATGTTTGGGTCATACACTCTATCTCTGTTCTCAAGAAACAGCAAGTCTTGGATGTTTGTGGGGTCTAGTTTATCGTACTGAGGTTGGGTATAGTCAATTGACGGAGTGACAGCATTAGGACCCATGTACTTGTGAACATACAAATCGGTTGCCCCAACAGTAAACATTTCGGATATTGTTCTATCCAAAAAGTTATAATCATTTGTTTTATTTGGGCGATAAAGGGATAATCTAGGCATATTTTTGTACTCTATGACTTATTTATCGCAAAAGTATCCATCCGAATACTTGACAATAAATGGGTAATGTGCTACAATTGATAAATCAATGTAAAGGAGTGCCATATGGCTACACGCAAGCGTAATTCAGAAGACCATTCTCAAGTTAAAGCACTTAACCCAAAAAATCCAGATACTAAGTACATGGGGGACGAACCTCTATTTGTACTTCAACCTGATCCACAGCGCAGGAATGTTGCATTATCAAATAGCTTTACTTGGTACAATTGGTTCTACAGTAAAAAAGATGCTAAAGAATTGATGTGTCAATTCCTAGAACTTTCAAATCGTGTTCCCGAAGCTAAGATTATGCGAAAAGTCGCAGACAATGAGTTTATCAATACTTATTGCTGGCTGGCCCGTATGAAGTTGCGCGGTCTTGAACTTACTGAGCATGAGGAAGCACAGTTTGAGAATGAAATTGCTAGACTGCTCAAAGCCTACCATAAACCCGAAGTAAAAGAATCTGCTACTTCTATCGCACAGGTAGAAGTTGAGGCACCTAATCGTCCTAACATTCAAGATATCTTGCGTGAAAAAGCAAAAGATGCGGCAGGCGAATTAGAAGGTATGTTTGATGAATTCATAACTGACGGTAAAGCAAAGACAAAGACAATGGATGTTGTTGCACGTTTCAACGTCATGCCACAACATATCAGTTTAATTACTGACGTTTGGAAACGCAAACAAACTGAGTTTGCAGAGTTGCAAGAAGGTAAGGACAAACAATTGATTGAGGGCTATAGTCACCTCACAAAGATTCAGATTCGCAATATTGTTAAGTTTGTTGAACAAGTATTGACAGACCTAAATGCGTATATTTCTGTTAAGAAAGCGGCAAAGGCCCCTCGGGCACGTAAAGCTGTTCCAGTTGAGAAGCAAGTGGCTAAACTCAAGTACTTGAAAACTTTCAAGGATGTAGCCAGTAAACTTGACTTGATATCTATCAGTCCTGTAAAATTACACGGTGCAAGCGAAGCATGGGTATATGATACTGCAAAACGTAAACTTCATCACTATATTGCTGATGAATATTCAAAGGCATTCAGTGTCAAGGGCAATACATTGCTAGGATTTGATACAGGCAAGAGTGAGATTAAAACATTGCGTAAACCAGCAGAACAAATTAAAGAAGTTATGGGAAGCAAGCCCGCGGCTCGTAAGTTCTTCAACGATATCAAAGCAGTTGCAACTACCCCAAACGGTCGGTTCAATGAAGCTATGATTATTTTGAAAGCATTTTAATGAGGGAAAAAGTAAAAGAAATAATGACCAGTGCAGGCACTGATACTAGCGGTAAGTGGATGAACATCGACCATGCCGAGAAGTTCGCCGAGTTGATGTTGAATAAGTTTGACGACATTCTGTTGTTGCAACAGTTAGATTGTATTGGTAACCATGATAAGAAGTCTGCTGAACTGATTGAAAAGATTCGTGCTAATACGAAAACCTATTTCGGAGTTGAATAATGAAGATGTACATTTGTATCAAAGACGATATCCCAGTTGGTATCGCAATAAATTCAGCGGCACATGCTAGCCTAATGTGTCACTTGCGTTTTGGTGAAGACGAGGGTGATACGAACTATCAAACTTGGCTAGAAAAGAGTTTCAAGAAAGTTACTTGTGCTGTTACGCCCGCAGAGTTTGCAATGCTGAAGGAAGTAAGCGATAATATCATTGTCACTGAAAGTCGGCTGGACGGCAAAGAGGTAGCAATCGTGCTATCACCCAGACCCGAAACAGACTATCCCGAGTTTGTTTCATTACTTAAACTATGGAAATAAATGAGCAATATTGATTTAAACAAATACGAACAATTCGTAGAGGCTGTAACAAGCAAGGCAAGCAATGACTTGACTACATTCCATGATCGCATGGATAATTTGGATAGTAATTATGATCCAACAACCGGTGAACACGGTCCTGATATCAACGTCCCGTTGCTTATCACGGCATGTTTTGGCTTAGCGGCTGAAAGCGGTGAGTTTATTGAAGTGCCCAAGAAGATCATCTTCCAAGGCAAGCCACTTGATGACGCCGCAGTCTTTCACATGAAACGTGAACTTGGTGACGTTATGTGGTACTGGATCAATGCATGTCGTGCATTGAATATTGATCCGAATGAAGTCATTGACGAAAATGTGCGTAAACTAGAAAGCCGTTATCCAGGTGGTAAGTTTGATGCACACTATTCAGAGAATCGCAAAGAAGGCGATCTGTAATGCATCCTTGGGATGAAAACCTAATGTTGTTCACTCCCGAAGAGTTTGACCAACTCCCTGACGGCACTGAATTAACTGCGATTGACGGAGATACTGTTGTCAAGGGCAAAGATGTCATTGACATGGACACTAGATTCGGGCACATCGCATTTGGTGTTAGAGATCCATGGAATCACCCGTTGAAAGACTTGTTCTTGATTTTCAAGATTAAAGCATGAACTTCAACCCACCGCCCCCCATAGACTATGAATATGTTGCTAGAAAGCATACGATAGGTCTATGGAAGCAGTGGTTTGCGTGGTATCCTGTCAAAGTACATGGTAAACGAACGTGGCTAAAGACAATATACCGACGCAAAATCAACACATATGTTGACATGGAAGATTGGGCTAGATATGAATACGGCACAATCTTTGATGTGTTGACTGATTAATCATTGGTCTATAGGTAATCCACGACCTCAAACTGTGGCGTTATTCCGTCCTCAT